AATCTATCATTTAGCTTGTCCTGCAAGTCCAGTACATTATCAAAGAGACCCAGTTCAAACTACAAAAACTTGTGTTATGGGTACAATCAATATGCTTGGTTTAGCTAAAAGAACAAAAGCCAAGTTATTACAAGCATCAACAAGTGAAATATATGGAGACCCAGAAAAACACCCTCAAACAGAAGATTATTGGGGAAATGTAAATCCAATTGGGCAAAGAGCTTGTTATGATGAAGGTAAAAGATGTGCTGAAACTTTATGTATGGATTATATCAGACAATATAATGTAGATGTAAAGATAGTAAGGATATTTAATACCTATGGTCCAAATATGGATATGAATGATGGCAGGGTAGTATCAAATTTTATTATACAAGCATTACAAGGAAATGATATAACTATATATGGAGACGGAACACAGACAAGAAGTTTCTGTTATGTAGATGATTTAATAAATGGTTTATATGCAGTAATGAATAATTCAGATAGATATATACAGCCTTTAAATGTTGGTAATTCTAAAGAGTTCACCATTCAAGAGTTGGCAAGTAAGGTTATTGAATACACAAACTCTAAATCTAAAATAGTATATAAATATTTACCAAAAGATGACCCAAAGCAACGACAATCAAATATTTAAAATATATATTTGGAAACTGATTGGTACCCAGAAATAGAATTACAAGAAGGCTTGATTAAAACAATAAACTACTTTAAAGGTGAATTAAAGCAAGACAATTGGTTAACGAGATTGAAAAAACAATAATTTTCGTGGTATATAAAAAAGAATGGCAAAAGAAATTAAAAAAGTTGGCAGACCAAAAGTAGATATAAATATCCCAGAGTTGCAAAAACTTTGCACGTTAAACTGTACAATGCCAGAAATAGCACATTTCTTTGATATTCCTTTAAGAACTCTTGAAGATAGATTTAAAAATGACCAAGAGGTAAGAACTGCAATAGAAAAAGGCAGGGCACAAGGTAAATTATCAGTTAGAAGAAAGCAACTACAGATAATGGATGAAACAAATAATGCTACTATGGCTATATGGTTAGGTAAGCAGTTATTAGGGCAGAGAGATAAACACGATATAGTTACAGAAGATAAAGGCGAAACAAAATTATCTGAGGCATTACAAATAGTACAAGAAATGGCAAGAAATAAGAATAAATGAATAACCTTGCAGAAAATTTAGATTATAATTATCTTGAAAAGCTAACACAGGATTTTGAAGAACAAGAAACCGTTGCTTTTTATAATAGAACTATATGGTCACAACAAGCCAGACCAACTCAGATAGAACCATTAGGTAATTGGGCAATTTGGTTGATATTAGCAGGAAGAGGTTGGGGAAAGACCAGAACTGGTGCAGAAAACATACTTACATATGCTATGCAAAGACCAAATTCTATTTGTGGAGTGGTTGCACCTACTAGTGGAGACCTAAGACGAGTCTGTTTTGAAGGACCATCTGGCTTGTTAAAATTAGTTCCTAAAGAATGCTTAATTGATACTGGTAAAGCCTACAATAGAAGTGCTATGGAATTAAGATTATGGAATGGTTCAGTAATACAAGGATATGCTGCAATAGAGCCAGACAGATTAAGAGGACCACAATTTCATAGAATATGGGCAGATGAAATGGCAGCTTGGCGATATGCAGAGTCATTTGACCAGATGATGTTTGGATTACGACTTGGAGAAAACCCAAAGTTAGTTATTACAACCACACCAAGACCAACAAAGATAATAACAGATTTAATTGCAAGAAAAGATAAAGATGTATTTGTACAAACTGGTAGTACATTTGATAATGAAGCAAATCTTGCAGAAAGTGCATTACAACAATTAAGAGATAAATATGAAGGTACAACTCTAGGTAGACAAGAACTATTTGCAGAAGTTCTAACTGAAGTTGAAGGTGCTTTATGGAATCCAAAACTTATAGAAGATAAGAGATTAAAAGAAATACCAGACAAAATGCAAAGAATTATTATAAGTGTTGACCCTGCAGTTACCAATAATGAAGGCTCAGATGAAACTGGTATAATTGTTAGTGGAAAAGGATTTGATAATAGGTACTATATTTTAGAAGATTTATCTGCTAGAATGAGTGCAGATACTTGGGCAAAAACTGTGGTAGAGGCTTTTTATAAGTATGAAGCAGACAGAGTTATTGCAGAAGTGAATAATGGTGGCGATTTGGTGGAGCGATTGCTTAGAACTGTAGATGCAAGTATACCTTACAGGGCAGTAAGAGCATCTAAGGGTAAGTTGGTAAGAGCAGAACCAATCTCTGCATTATATGAGCAAGGTAAAGTAAGCCATATTGGTTATTTTGCCAAACTTGAAGACCAAATGTGTTCTTTTACTATTGACAGTAGAAGTTCACCAGATAGGCTTGATGCCCTAGTGTGGGGGTTGACTGAACTCAGCAAATCGTCTGGTCAAGCGATATGGAGAGTTACATAGGAGACCTAAATGGGATTTAAAGAAGCATGGAAGGCTTTGTTTATTAACCAAGTAAAGCAAAGTCCAATGATAGCATATTCTAATGTTGGCACACAAACACAACCAAAAATGAGTTATAGCGAATTAGCAAAAGATGGTTACCAAGATAATGCCATCGTTTTTAGATGTGTTAACGAAATTGCTAACGGAGCATCTGCAGTTAAATTTAATTTATTTAGAGGCGACCAACCAATAGAAGAAAGTCCACTTTTAGATTTATTAGAGCGACCTAATCCAATGTGTAGTCAATCAGAGTTCTTTCAGATTGTTTATTCTTATCTTTTATTAAGTGGAAATAGTTATTTACTTAAAACTGGTCCAGACGAAGGTATGCCACAAGAATTGTATACTATGAGACCAGATAGAATGAGAATTGTACCAAGTCAAAGAATGATACCAATGGCTTATGAATATGTTGTAAATGGGCAAGTAAGTGCAAAATATGAAGTTAATACCAGTACTGGCGAAAGTGATGTAAAGCAAATAAAACTATTTAATCCTTTAGATGATTATTATGGATTAAGTCCTTTAAAGGCAGCATCTACTGATATTGACCAACATAATTTATCAAACAGACATAATGTTATGTTGCTTATGAATGGTGCAAGACCAAGTGGTGCAGTTATCTATAAACCAAAAGATGAAGCAGGTAATATGACTATGCTTTCAGATAGTCAAAGAGAAATGCTCAGAGCAGATTTAAAACATAGATTTGAAGGTAGCACTAATAGTGGCAGAACATTAATTCTTGAAGGTGATTTTGATTACAAAGAAATGGGTCTTACACCTAAGGATATGGATTTTGCATCTATGAAAAACTTTAGTGCAAGAGATATTGCTTTATGTTTTGGAGTTCCTGCACAATTAGTAGGTATTCCAGACAGTCAAACATATTCTAATATGGCAGAAGCAAGATTAGCATTATATGAAGAAACTATTATTCCTCTGTTAAAGCATATTCAAAGCGATTTAAATGAATGGCTTGTACCAATGTATGGAGAGGATTTAGAATTAAAATATGATATAGATAATATCCCTGCGATTACTGAAAGACGTAGAATGATATATGATAATGTAATTACAGCAGTTGATAAAGGTATCATAACTAGAAATGAAGCAAGAGAAAGGCTTGGTCTTGAGCCAATTAAAGGTGGAGACGAAGTTTATATTGGTGCAAATCTATTTCCACTTGGAAGCGAGGTTCCAGAGCCACCAACACCTAATAATGACGATGTAGCCAAAACATTATACGAAGATGCTTATGGCAGTAAATTGGATACATATCCAGATGGAGAAGAAGTGGACAGTAATTTACCACCTGCTTATTCTTATTCCACAAATACATATAAATGCCAAAACTGTAAATATGTAAGGTTGGGCAAACCAGAAGAAGAACAAGAGATGCAGAGTGAATTTAAAGACCATAAAGAACTATATTGTACAAAGTTTGATGCGATAGTAAGAGGCGAATATTGGTGTTTAAAGTGGGAAGCTATGCCAGAAGGTGATTCACTTAATTTTTCAAAAGAGGAAAAAAAATTAACATTTCAACCTACATCAGCGATGGCTGATAATGCAAGGAGGGCATTAGAATGGAGAAAAGAATTTAAAAGAGGAGGAACTGCTGTTGGTTTAGCCAGAGCAAGACAACTCGTAAATAAGGAAAATTTATCAGAATCAACAATATTAAGAATGTATTCCTTTTTTTCAAGACACGAGGTAGATAAAAGAGCAGAAGGCTTTAAACAAGGAGAAAAAGGTTTTCCTAGTAATGGGAGAATCGCTTGGGATTTATGGGGTGGAGATGAAGGTTTTGCATTCTCTAAAAGAAAGCGAGATCAGATTATGAAAGCAAGAGATGAAAACAAATCTACAATTCAAACAACGAATGAAAAAAATCTCTGTGAGGAAGGAATACAGAGAGGTAAACAGACTCAGAAAAGGGTACGAGAGGAATCTTAACTTTAGGTTAATTCGCACTTTTTCACAAATTGGCTCTGATGCCAGTAATTCGTATATTAACGGTGGTCTACAAGGCTTTGAAGTCTATAGTAGACGTATATTGCCTAATATTCAGTCCGTTCTTGAGCCATTTTATATGGACTGCATCAAAACATTTGCCCAGAGAATGTTCACTCAGAGAATGGCACAGAAAGCGACACAAGATTACGACCTCATCTACTCGCAATATATGAAAACACTTGGTGGTGTAAGAATAGTAGGAATATCAGAAACTACCAGAGAAATAATAGCTAATACAATACTTGCCAATAGAGATGAAGGTGTAGGTTCTATTGCTAATGCAATTAATGAAAGAATGAGTCCACGATTTACGAGAGCTAGGGCAAATACTATTGCACGAACAGAAACACATACAGTATCATCTTTTGCAATTCATGCTCAAGCCAGAAACTTTGAAGAACCAAGTATGCAGAAAAGATGGGTTTCAAGTAATGACCCAAGAACAAGAAGCACACATAACCAAGCTAATGGACAAACTGTATCTATAGATGACCCATTTATAGTTGGTGGAAAAGAGATGCAGTATGCAGGAGACCCAAAAGGTGGAGCATCTGAAGTTATAAATTGTAGATGTGTAGTTGTATATATAGAGCCAGAAGATTTTGTTGTAGATGAAAATACTGCACAAAAACCAATACCAGAGCCAGTTAATCCTTTTGGTCAAACAAATAAAGATGAATTATTATTTCAAGAAAATGCTGATTGGAATCGTTCATCAACACCATTTAAAACAATTAAATATATACAACCAATAAAAGTTAAATATGGAGTTGGTAGAGCATATGCTGACAGAAACGAAATTGGTATGGGTGCAAGAAGTGCATCACAATCAGACATATTGGAACATATGGAAGTTGGAAATAGAAAAACTACATGGCGACATGAAGTGGGTCATGTTATGGATACAGATAATACAACTGATATTTTAAATATAATGAAAAATAAAGAAATATATTCAAGTATGCCAGTTAAATATAGATTTACTGATTATATCTCTGGTTTTTTAGCAAAAGACGTACTTAAAGATAGAAAATTTCAAAAGAAATTTAGTAAGGAAGATATTGGTAAAAATGTCAATAAAGATATGTCAAAATTTGGATTAACTGGAGTAAAAAGGGATAAAAATGGAAAGTTAGAATTTGTTTCAACTGGTCAGCTTAGAAAAGCAGATTACGATATGGAAACAAAAGAAATAATTAACAAAGAATTTAAAGGTACTGGTTTAGATTTTGATGATTTAAATGAATTAGCAGATGGACAACTATTAAATCAGATGCAGTTAGGTCAAATGAAACAAATAAAGCTCAAGAGAATGGCAATATATTTAAGAAATAATGATGTAAAAAGTTTCTTAATTGAGCAAAGAGGTGCAAGAATATTTAATGATGATATGCTTTATTTTTCTGATTATTTAGAAGCAATATCAAATGCTAAGATTGGTTTTGGCCATGGTAAAGGGTATTATGGGCAGTTTTATAAAATTGAAAGAGGTGTAAGCATAGGTCATACAACTGAAGCAATGGCAAATTATACAGCACTTATAGGAGGTAAAAGAGCCAAAGTATTTAAAAAACTAATGGAAATTTATGCACCAAATATGACTAAATCCTTTGATGAATTATTTGAACTATATCAAAGGAATGATTTAGATGGTATGGCAGATTTATTAAGGAGAAAAGTAGATGGCGACTAATCCAGATTTTTATTTAGAAGAAGAATTTATACAAGATAAGCCAGTAAATGAATTATTAAATACTTATAATAAGAAATATAAAAATGCTTATGAACTTTTACCAATTAATGTTGATTATACAAAAGGAAATATACTTTCTAATTATGAAGTATTGCTTAAAACTGCAATAAGACAAGAAAGAAAATTATTTACTGAAGATATTTTGGATATGCTTAATAATGTAGAAGCAAGAATATATTAACCCCCACCAAATAAATGATGAGGGTTACAAGGGGAGTATAATTAAACTTTATTGACTTTAATGGCTCTCTGCAATACTCTTTCTCTTTCCCTTAAAGATAGATTAGAAATTACATTTAATACTTTTATGGCAAACTGCCTTTCTTTCTCTACAGTAAATGTATAACTGCGAGGATTACTGGTTACATCAAATAAATCATTTATCTGCTCCCAAGTAAAACCTCTTGAAGAAACAAGGTTTTCAGCCTCTGCTCTTGTAATCTTTTCTTTTGTCATCTTCTTTCGCTTTCTATTTGTTTTTCTATTACTTTTCTTAATCTTGGTTTCATAGCATTAACAAATGCATCAGAATCACTATCTCCGTAAATCTCTTTAAGTTCTCTATATATACCCCAATATTCTTTCATTACGTTGTAGTGTCTTGCAGTATTAAGCATTATTTTTCTTGTATATAAATTATCCATAATAACTCCTTAGGGAGGGGTTAAACCCCACCCTTTCCTAGAAATTTATTACAGTAATAACTACCAATATCGTATGCTTCAACTTCAGCATTATTTTTTAATGGTGTATGCCCATTATTTGCCATAGTTTCAAGAAGATGGCTTTTTTCAAAAACACGAAATGCTCTCATTACTTGCTTTTTAATTTTCTTACCATCTTTGATTTCATCTTTAGTTACCAACTTTCTTAATGTAGCACATGATTTAGCACCTGCTAATTCTTTTCCAGTAAGGTTGTAATATTGTACTGCTTGCTTAAAAGTACAAAACTCTGAACCCATTGGAAAACCTTCAGCTAATAATTCTACTACATTTGAACCTTGATATTCAGTTTGTGTTGTAAAGTTTATCACTTTAGCCCCCTTATATTGCGTTAACTTTAATTAATTCAAAACCAACTGGAGCAACTAACCATGCTTTGTTGGTTTCTTTATCCACAATGATATCTCCACAAGATATTGAATAAAACTTGCCGATTTTGTGAATTTTGTTTGGCTCTATATTACCAATTCTAAAAACTTCGTTAAGGTCATTAGCACGAACCCAACCTGCATTTCTATATTTACCTTCATCTAAGGCTTGTCTGCAAGTCCACTTCTTTGCTCTGCTTATCTTAAATGCTCTTTCGTCATTTATTTCTTCGTGCTTTGGTTGCTTTATTAAGTATCTGTTCATTTGTTTCTCCGTTTAAAAATATATTTATACTTTCATTATATACTATCTAAATGAAGAAGTAAACTACTTAAAAGAGTTTTTTATGGTCAAAACCATATTTTTTGTCGTCTTTTTCTATTTACATAAAATAAATTAGCATATATTATAAGGAATGCCTTTAGTAAAACCAAATGCTAACGAGAGCAGACAAGATTTTATGTCAAGATGTATGTCTGACGATAAAAGTCGTTCTGAATATCCAGATACCAAACAAAGGTTTGCTGTATGCTCCAATTTATTTAGTGGAAAGGGAGCAGAGATGAATACTGAAGAATTAACCAAAGACGATATATATACTGGCAATATATATTTACCAAATTGTGAAATAAAAGCATATCATGACGATGACGATGATGATGATAAAAAGCCTTATGGAAAATTTGAGGGATATGGTTCTATCTTTGGAAATAAAGATTTAGGAAATGATGTAGTTGAAGATGGTGCATTTAGTAAAAGTCTTAGAGTAAAAAAGGCTAAAGGTATAAAATTATTATGGCAACACAAGCAAGATATGCCAATTGGAGTTTTTGAAAGTATTAAAGAAGATGGCGATGGTTTACGAGTAAAAGGTAAACTCGCTTTAGGCACTCAGCAAGGTAGGGAAGCCTACGAACTACTAAAAATGGGTGCATTAGATGGATTATCAATCGGATATAAAGCAGATCCACAAAAGCAAAGCTATGACGAAAGACGTAGAAGACGTATGCTTAAAGAAGTGGATTTGATGGAAATTAGCCTTGTAACTTTTCCAATGAACCCAAAGGCTAGGGTTCAGCAAGTAAAAGATGCCTTTACAAGGACTATTCGTGACTGGGAAACTCATTTTCGTGAGGACTGTGGGTTGAGCCGTTCATTAAGTAAGGTTTGTGCCAAAGGCATAATAGATATAATCTCAAAACAACGAGATGTTGGAGATGACCTTGATGTAAGCGAAGCTATTGAATCAATGAAAGGTTTAATGGCTAAATTTAAACCTAACAAGTAAAAGGAGGTCAGCATGGCTGATTTACAAGAGCTTAAAGGTGTCATTGAGGATTTTGGAACAACATTTGAAGATTTCAAAAACGCTAATAATGAACGTCTTGAGCAATTAGAAGCCAAAGGTGCTTCAGACCCAATTACAGTTGATAAGTTATCTAAGATTGAGTCAAAGTTAGACGCACTTGAGGATGTGAACCAAAAGTTCACTAAAGAGATGATGGAGTCCAAGAAGTTAAACGACAGAATGGACAAAATTGAAACTGAAATCAAAAGACCAGAGGCAGGATTTGAGACAAAAGAGATTGATTTCAAATTAAAAGCCTATGACAAATACCTAAGAAAAGGTAAGGAGTCTTTAGATGAAATGGAACATAAGGTTCTCACAGTATCAAATGATACTGGTGGTGGATATCTTGCTCCACCAGAGTACGTTGCTGAAATTCAGAAAAAGGTTACAGAAATGTCACCAATTCGTACTATTGCTAGAGTAAGAACAACATCAAACAGAAGTGTTCAAGTACCAACAAGAACTGGTGTTTTTTCTGCAGCATTTGTTTCAGAAACTGGAACAAGATCAGAAACAACTGGTTTAACTTATGGAATGGAAGAAATTACTGCACATGAGTTATATGCACTTGTTGATATTACAGAGCAAGATGTTGAGGATTCAGCTTTCAATATGGAATCAGAGCTTTCTGCAGAATTTGCAATGCAATTTGCAGTAGCTGAAGGTACTGCTTTCGTAAATGGAACTGGAGCAGGTAGACCAGAAGGGTTTATGCAGAATTCAAATGTAGGTACTACAAACAGTGGTGCTGCAGCTGCATTAACTGCAGATGGTTTAATTGACCTTTATTCAGCAGTAAAAACAGAGTATGCAAGAAATGGTGTATTTGTTTTCAATAGATCAACTCTTGGTAAGATAAGACAATTACAAGATACAAATGGTTCTTATGTTTTCCAAGCAGGATTTAGCTTACAAGTTGGTGTTCCAAATACCATACTTGGACAACCATACATTGAGGCAACAGATATGCCAGATGTAGGTGCAGGAAACAAGCCAGTAGCCTTTGGAGATTTCAACAGAGGTTATATGATTGTAGATAGAATTTCTTTAGCAATACTTAGAGACCCATTCACTCAAGCAACAAGTGGAACAATCCGTTATGTAGCAAGAAAGAGATTGGGTGGACAAGTAATAATTGCTGAAGCGATTAGAACTCAAACTGTATCAGCTTAAGGGAGATTAGAATATGGCGAGTAAAGATTTAGCTAATAATCTAACAATGACACAAGTGTTAGACCCTGCGGTAACAACTGCTACAGCCAATACAACTGGATTAGATTTAGCAGGCACTTCTGGTGCTATGATAAATGTCCTTATTGGTGAAAGTGGAGATACATTATCTGGCTCTGTTAAGTGGGATTTAATCCTACAAGATAGTTCTGATAATTCTTCATGGTCAGCAGTTACAGATAATAAGTATGTTTCTTTTGCAGATGTAGATAGTAGTGGTATTTATGCGACTATTGATGCTGCAGCAGAAGATGATGCTAATTATCCAATTGGTTATCATGGACCTAACAGATATGTCAGAGTAGCAGTAACAAAAACTGGAACACATACAAATGGCACACCTATTGGAGCAACTGGTATAACAATGCCTATCCATAGACCTGCTAGTGGTTCAGATAATGGTTCTGCAACTGGATAATCTTAAATATGCCCTCATTAATTTGGGGGCATACTTTTTTAGGAGTATTTAATGAAAATAAGAATGACAAGAACAACCCATGCTACTGCTAATCATAATGGCACAATAGGTATGGATTATGTTGAAGGTCAAACCTACGATATGAATGAATTATGGCAATCAAATATTGCACAAGTATTTATTAATGAAGGTTGGGCAACTGAAATTGGTGGTGGGAAAGAAACCAAAATTGATGCACCAACAGAAATAAAAAGAGCAAGAAACGCAGATGGTACTTTAAAAGCTGATAACCCTGCTACAAAAGACATAAATGAAGCATGGGAAAGTGGCAAAGCACCAAAGAAAACTTCTAAGAAAAAATAGAGGTATAAATGGCAGGTGTTACAATAATTACTGCTGAAGCAACAGATGTTGTAACAACGGCACAAGTAAAGGCAAATTTAAGAATAGCCAGTGATGATTCCACTCACGATACACAAATAGGTGTATGTAAAGATGCATCAATAAGTGTAGCAAAAGAATACTTACAAAAATCCCTAATAAATAGAACTTTAAAACTTTCACTTGATAATATACCTTATTCTGATTCCATACTTCCAAATAAAGAAGGTATTACTACTGGACCATTTTTAGAATATAGACAGAGAAGTGTATCTTTACCATTTAGTCCCTTAGTAAGTGTATCTAGTGTAAAAACATTTGATGATAGCGATACAGAAACCACAATGGCATCTAGTCGTTATTATGTAGATACTGCTAGTGATTATGGGCGAGTTGTTCTAAGAACTGGAGAAACTTGGGATGATATGCTTAGAGTAGCAAATGCAATAGAAATTACCTATGTTGCAGGATATGGTTCAAGTGCCAGTGATGTACCATCAGCTATAAAGCAAGGGATAATAGTTTTAGCATCACATTATTTTGAAAATCCAGAAATGACAATAAGAGGAGAAAGTGTAACTACAATTCCAACTCTTGTAAATTCATTATGGAAACCTTTTAGAAATATGAGGTTTGGAATAGGCTTAGGCTAATGGCTAAATACCCATATATAGGCGATTTAAGACACTCTGTAACACTTCAAACCAGAGCAACCTCTACAGATACTGGAGGGGGTTTTACTTCATCATTTAGCAATACAAGAACATTAATGGCTAAAGTAGTACCCAAACTAGGTAATGAAAACTATGAGGCAGGTAGACTTGAAAACCCAATTACACATGAAGTTTACACTAGATATTATACAGATATAAATTTTAAATCTGGCGGTGGTAAAATGAGAATATCATGGTCAGATAGTGGTGTAACAAGAATATTATCAGTAAAATCTGTGATTGATGTAGGTCAACGAGATAGATTTCTTATATTTAAGTGTTCAGAGGGTGCAGTAGATGACACTTAAACTTAAAGTTGTTAATAAAAATGAATTTGAAGGTAAGATTGATTTAAAAATTAAGAATGTTCTTGCAAATCTTAAAAAAACAGTAAGAGTTTCTGCTAATGAGGTAAGAAACGTAGCAATAACAAGTATAAATCAGAATCCAAGAGCAGGTGATACTGTTACACGATATAATCCAAAAAGAACAATAAGAATATCTAAGGAAGGCGACCCTCCTGCAAGTGATACTGGATTTTTATCTAGTAATATACATCTTATTGTAGATGCGGATCAATTAGGTGCTTCAGTAGAAAGTAGAGCCAAATATTCAGAGGCTTTAGAATTTGGTACACGACATATGCAAGCAAGACCTTTTTTACAACCTGCATTAGAGCAAGGGAGACGAAAATATAAAGAAATGTTTAAAAAGGCAGTAAAGGATGGCATTTAATGGATAAAGAATTAGTTTATACCCTTAAAAGAATTGTAAATGAAATGAAGCAAGACCCAAGATTTGGGGAAGGGCGAGATGTTTTTAGGTCAGTATCACAAGCAAGAGCAAGAGCAGATAAATTAGGTTGTTCTGGGCATCATACTATAAAAGGTCCAGAAAGAAATTATTATATGCCCTGTGAGACACATGGTGTTTATCTAAGAGTAACCAATCAAAAAGAAGAAAAGAAACTTTCTGCAAGAATGCAAGAAACAATAAATAATAAAGTAAAAGAACATAATGAAAAGCATGGTGATAAAAAAGGAAAAAGAGTCACTCGTTCTATGCTTGAAAAAGTATTTAATAGAGGCATTGGTGCTTACAGAACCAATCCAGAAAGTGTAAGAAGAACAGTTATGGGTCCAGAGCAATGGGCGATAGCTCGTGTAAACGCATTTCTTTTTGCAGTTAGAACTGGAAAATACAGAAAAGGGAAATTTGATAGAGATTTATTACCAGAAGGGCACCCACTTAGGACAGAAAAATGAGCATTGATTCTAAATATGGTTGGCAAATAAGAAGAGGACTTGTCAGAGAAAAAGGTCTTTTTAAATTTGGATTCAATCCTGCAGTAGGAACAGATGAAGAAACAATATGGTCACAAGGTGGACTGTATTCATATTTAGAATCAGCAAGTATTTTAAAAATCTCAAGTTCAAATACAAATGATACATCTGCAGGAACTGGTGCAAGAACAGTACAATTAAGAGGT